ATACATGGAATGAGGTCGTAGGTCAGTTGTATGAAGTCTATCCAGAGGAACTTGCGGATGCAAGAGAGATACCTTTTGGAAAAAGACAACTAAATAGTTAAAAATATAGGTCGATAATGGCAACTAGGGAAGAACTTGAAAATAGACTCAAGGCCAAAGAAGAAGCTTGGCGTGAAAAACTTGGTTTTGAACTTGATACAGGTGCAAATAAAGAAATAGTTGAAGAAATAAAGAAAAAAGCGAAAGAAATAAAAATTGATAAGAAGAGGAATGGAGGATCTATATTAGACTTCTCAGGTATTCCTACTGATCCAAATCTTCCAGGTGGTCTTCCTGCTGATCCAAATAATCCAAGTGGGCTATCCCCAGAGAGTATACCATCCATCTACAAACAAACTAATGATGAAAATAATGATGAAAATAATAAGAATAATAAGAAAGGAGGAAAAGGAGATAGTGAAGTTAAACCATGGAAAAATCCTTGGGCGGCAAATTTACGAAGAGATGGAAGAAGAGGGCCTAGTCAGAGAATGCCATCTGATCTACGATACCCATATAGTACAATAGATAATACTCAAGATTTTCTAAAGTTTTCTGTTTTTGAGTATAAAAGATCTTACAGAACTGCACTACAATTATCAGCAAGAAATAAAACATCTTTTATTTCATCAGGAAGAGAATCTTTATCTCAAGAACAAGGTAATCTACGAGATACCAGAGATTTATTAGGAAGTGTCATTCTCCCAATTCCCGCACAACTTGCAGATACTAATTCTACTGCTTGGGGTGAATCTAGAATGAATGAATTTGAATCACAACTTTATGATGGTGGCGTTGCTGCAGTAAAAGGAAATATACAGGGAGTAAAAGACGCTTTCAGAGGTAGTTTAGAAACCCTTTCTGCCAATAACTCTGTGATAGAAAGTTATTTTGTCAAACAAGCAGTTAATTCACTTATTGGTGGAAATATCACTTTAGATCAACTCCTGGCTAGAAACCAAGGAGAAATCCTAAATCCAAATATGGAACTATTATTTTCTGGTCCTACTCTTAGAAATTTTACCTTTAATTTCAAGTTAACCCCTCGTTATGAAAAAGAAGCACAAATTATAAGAACAATAATAAAATCATTTAAGAGAAATATGGCACCCAAAGGTTCTGGTGGAACTGTATTAAGAACACCAAATATATTCCAAATTGAATATATGGGCAGAGCAAAGGATTATTTAAATAGAATGAAACTATGTGCTCTTAAAAATGTAGCTGTCAATTATACAGGTGATGGTACATTTGCAACATATAAAGATGGTGCACCAATTTCATCTATGCTTACACTCTCATTTACAGAACTTACACCAATATACAATGAGGATTATGCAGGTTATGATGACAACGCAGACGGAGTAGGATTCTAAGATGGGATACTTTAGAGAATTACCAAACCTAGAATATCAAAACTTTTTATCGGATAGTCTTTCATCACAAAGTTATCTGACGGTTAAGAACTTATTCAGAAGAAACAAACTACGTGATGATTTACAAAATGTTTTTACAATCTTTGATAAGTACGAAATTGTAGAAGGTGCAAGACCTGATACTGTAGCAGAAGATTTTTATGGAAACTCCGAATTAGATTGGGTTGTTCTTATAACTGCTGGTATTATTAATGTGAGAGATGAATGGCCTTTATCAAATAGAGATTTATATTATTACGTACTTAATATTTACAAAAATGAAGCTGCTTTAGGAGATATACATCATTATGAAACTAAGGAAATTAGAGACTCTAATGGTAAATTAATTCTACCTAAAGGTAAACATGTAGATAAAGATTTTTCAATATCTTATTATGAAGGAAATACTTATATTACACCTGGTTCCAGCTCAACCATTTTAGGTATTAGTAATTGGGAATATGAAACAATAAAAAATGATAAAAAAAGATCTATCTATCTTTTAAGAAGAAGATATTTACAACAATTCTTAAATGATATGAGAGATATTATGATATATCAAAGATCCTCCCAAAGAATCAATGATCGATTAGCAAAAACGGAAAATACAAGAGTTACAATGCCATAAAAAAAGGGGTCGTGAGACCCCTTTTTTGTGTTAATCTGCTGCGAGTTTCGCAAAGTACGATAACGTATCATCATCTTCATCACCACCACCAACTGCAATAGCAGGTTCTGGTTCAGATGGAACAGATGCTACTAGGGAAGGCCCACGAGCACGATCTTCATCTTCCACTTCAGGATCTTGAGTAACTGTCGCATTACCACCAAGAACATAACCAAGACGCTTCTTCAATTCATCATAAGACTTGAACTGATCAGCACCGACAAACTCTTGAAGAGAGTTTTCTTTCTTCCATAATGCTTCTAGTGCATCGTCATCATCCAATAATGGAGAAACGGCAGTGAACTCAGAAGAATCATAGTTTCTATAACCAGCAACATTCTTTGCCTTCAACTTGAAGTTGGCACCTTGCCAGAAATCAAATGGATCAATTGCTTCCTCATCCTCAAACTCAGGTTGCATTGCTGCAGTGATTTTATCAAAGATCTTCTTACCATACTTGTATAAGAATACTTGACCTTCGTTTTCAGGATTTGCTGGATCTTTTACGACATAGATGTTACTGATATATGTAAGTTTACGCTTCTGCCTACGAGCAGCATCTTTACCAGCATCAGTGCCGTTGTTCCAGAGTGTAGTATTGTACTCAGAAACTGGATCCTTTTGACCAAGAGTAGTCAAAGAATTTTCAATATACCATCCACCAGCACCTTTAAATGCATGGGAATATAATTTTACAAATGGTAGGTCTTCACCTTCAGGAGCAGGAAGAAAACGGATAACGGCATAACCATTGCCTGATTTATCTACGTCTAACTTCCAAAGACGGTCATCAGCTGATGAACCGTTAGTATTCATTTTTTCAACTTCTTTTACCAACTTTTGGGTAAGAGAACCTAATTTAGATTGCTTTTTAAGATTAGCAAACGACATTTGGATTAACCTCGGATTAATAGGATTAATTGGATTTGGGGTGGGAGGTAAGATTTGAGTATGCTTACAAGT